TTCCCCGGCCACTTCGCGATAACTGGAGTTTTCGTCGCCGACAACAATGCCGGAGTGATAGATGGCGCGGGACGCTGGCGAATTGGTGCCGAAAAACTTGTAGATTCCAGACTTGAAGAACGGCCCCACCGCATCGTTGTAGGCGGTCGGCGTCGCGGTCACGGAGTAGACCTTGCGACGGTCTTTGTACAAGTGCATGAATCCATCATTGTTGATGGTGTACTTGATGTGCAAAGCCCATTTGATCCACCGGCCCCGATCCAGCGGGAACGACTGCAAAACCCGCAGATTTGGAGCCGTGGCAACAGTTGTCGCGCTCGTGTCGTAGCTCGTATAGAAGTAGATGCGCTCACCTTCTACCGCAAGCATGAACGGCGGCTGGTGCGTGGTGTCGCCCACGTCTGCCGTGTCGTGCAGTTGCGCGATCATGTCGCGCGCATCCCCGAGTTTGCTGGAGATTGACGCCGTCACGGAGTTGGATCGATCAATCTGCCAGTCATAAAACAGCGTTTCGAAGTAGAACCACCGCGTTCCGTACTCAGGCCCAGGACCGGGCGGGTCTTCGACTGACGGGCGCATTTCACAACGCCCCGGAGCCCCGGAATAGGCGGTCAGTTTCGCGACGTAACGCGCGCCGCCAATCGGGTCGAGAACGCGCTCGTAATAGTCTTCGCGCCCTTCGTTCAAGGGGGGCACGTCAGACGAGCCCGGCGCGATATCGACGCGGTTGTAAACCCCGAACCCGCCGGCACTCAGGCGGCCATCAAACAAGACCGCCATCAGGCAACCTCGCTTTGTTGGAGCCGGTGATATTTGACTGTCGCGAGTTTCGCCGCGATCTCGTCAATATTCCCCGGAAGGCTCCCGGTCCATGCAAGCATGTGGTAATCGGCGAAGTTGGCCGCTTGTGCATTCGTCGAGTACGCGCCGCCTATCCGAAGGTCGCCCGTCATGCTCGCGGCCGTTGCCGCAGCCAAACTGTCCTGATTAAGTGCCAGATCACGGACACCATCAATCCAGATCGTCGCCTGTCGCGCAGGGCCGTCGATGCCAAGCGCAATCGAATGCTGAACGGTCGTAGAGCACGCCTCCGCAGCACTGGCCCCCAGCGAAATGAAGCCGCCCGCGTGGAAGAACTGAAGGTTTACCTTGGACGTGTCCGTACTATCGACACTCATCCGAGGGCCACTGACGGCCGGCGAAGAGTTCCCGCAGCCCCAAAAAGACCGCCCGGCGACCAGCGTCCCGAACAGCACCCGGAAATGTACAAACATCGAGCTGGTGGGCCAGACGAACGCGGCCGCAAACGTCGCCGCAGCAAGCCGGCCGAGCGCGTTGTCATTGGAACCGGATGACGCATTGCTCATATAGGGGGCGGTCACAAACGCCTGTGCGTCACTCGTCGCCGCCCCGAAAAGCATGTCATTGCCCTTGCCGCTCCAGTCTTTGATGAAAGCCGGATAAAGGACAACGTTGCTTGTGCCTTGCGTCGTAATGTCTACCGGGTTTGTTCCGGCAATGGCGTCGGCATATGTCGTATGAAACTGCACACGGTCGGCAGTAGGCTTGCCCGCGTAGTAAACGATCGACGATGACAGGCCCGCGGGGATCGTTCCGGTCGGGCGAATCTTGAACGGCACTCCGGCAACCAGCCACGTCGCAGACGTTACGCCGCTGATCCAGTTGTTTGTCGTGTCGACATACGTGGTCGCGGCCAGCGTGATGCTGTTGTAAGTCAACGCGCCGACCGCTCCGGTCCATTGCGTCATCGGCCAATAGCCGACGTATGCGGGTGACGGCGTGGCGTCAGGCGACGCGCCGCTAATCAAGGCGGTCGGCTGCTTAATCATGCGGCCACCTTTGCCGTTATCCGGACGAGTGAGTCGCCAGTTTCCGAAGCGGCATCACTGGCGTAATCGATGCGGTAACACGGCGTGCGCGCGTCAAAATTGAAGACTCGCGACTCCCCGAGCATCACCGATTCGCGCCCCCCTGCCGCACCCAGGCGCGTCGATGCGTCTGCCGCGTCCAGCGCGTCAAAGCACACATAGAGCAGCTTTCCGACAGCCGATCCGAGGTTGAAATAACCGATTTCGACCGAAAGCACGCCAGATGCAAACGTCTGTGACGTAACCGTCGTCGTCTGGTCGGCGGTTTCCTTCGACACGATAACGCCCGGAATTTCGGACGCAGAAACCACCTTCAGCATTCCAGCAATGCCCTGAACCGACATGCGCGTTCCAACGGCGCTTGTGCTGTCTTCGGCCGTCATCAAAGCCGTTCCGCTCATTTATTCACCCCGTAGTCGGCGCGCGTTGCGCTCGATAAGCTCATTGATCGTTTGTTGCTGAGGCCAGCGCGGCCCGGGTTTCTCCGGCGCGTCTTTCACATACGGGCGGCTCATCAGCGCATAGCGGAATTCATCCGGGGCGTGGTCTTCCCCATCGCTGTCCACGTCTTCCGGTCGTTTGTCGTCGTGTTGCAGGGCTGGCAGCGTGCGAATCAGGTGCACGCCAGTCGCGAAGATGTAGACCATCGGTCGGCCGTCGTCGTCGCCCTTGAGGCGCGCACGCACCTGGTCCCATCCGCCCATCGCGCCGAGAGTGCCCACGCGCTTGTTGTCCGCAGGCCCGAAGTGCACGCCGTGCACGCTCATGCGCTCGGCAATGCTTGGCCCGCCGTCCTCGGCATACGCTGCGGGGTCGATCACACCGTAAGTGATGCGCTCGCCGGCCTCGCGCGCCTTGATGCCTAGCGCGACCTCGTCGGCCGTCATGCGCAGGCCCTTGTTTGGCTCGCCGGTCGATCCGTACCACTCGCGGTATCGGATCAACGCACCGCGCGGATAGCGCAAGTCGTCGCCATCGCTGACGGCGTACCAGCCAACGCTAAACGGCCGTGCTGAACCCCAGTCCATCGCCCGGAAGCGCAACCAATGTTCGGGGATCTCGTGCGGCGCAACCACATGACGCGCCCCGTCGAATTCAGGGAAGAACGCGCCCGCGATGACGTTCCAATCACCCTCCAGCCACGCGCGCACCAGCTCGGGCGAGCCAACCAAGTTCAAGCGGTCGGCATAGCTCGGGTCGTGCGACAACAAGATTCGGTTGTCCGACACCCGGGACGGGATGTAGACGTACTTGTGCGACTGGACTCCGTTGGGCAGCGTGCGCGTAATCGGCTGCATGCCGAGCGGCGCAGGGTCAATGTATCGGTGCTTGATCCAGTGTTGACCACTGCCGCCCGGGTTGGCGGTCAGGATCATCTGGATCGGTACGCCCGTCTTCGAGCGCAGCGCGCCGAACATCATGTCAATGGGCCGAGGGTCGGCGTAGTTGCCCGCCTCTTCGACGGCGACATCGGAGAGGTTTTGACCTTGATACTTGCCCGCGTCGGCCGTGGATTCGAGAGGGCGGAACCTGACGCGCCCACCGTGCGGCATCACGAACGTCTTGCTTTGTTCCTTCCAGTCGGCCCCGCAGGGTAGGTAAATTTCCTTCGCGCGCTCGATCAGGTCATCGGCCTGCGGCATTTCCTGGCGGAAGAACACGGCATTGAAGCCGCGCCCATAGCGCCGTTCCTTCAGCGCAAACTTGCCGAGAACCCCGTCAGTCTTGCCGCCGCCTCGCGCCCCTCCGAAAAGGATCTCGGAGAACGGGCAATCAACCAGTGCCTTCTGCGGTCCCTGCTGCGGTCGCCAGACGATTAACGGCGTATGAAGCGGCCCATTGCTCATCGGTCAGCGGGTTTTCGGAGACTTCGGCTTTGCGCACTGTTGCGTCAATGTCGAGTCGGTCTCCATAGCGTTTGGGGTCGAGTTTCGATGCTGCCCACTTGCGGGCATCTACCTGCAAGCGTGCGATCTGCGCATCCTCTGCTTTGTCCGCAATGTCGAGGATCTCATCGGCCAGCACCTCGGCGCGTCGCTCTCTAGCGCGCGCGTACTGCTCGGAAAACTCAGCGCGATTGATTCGCCACTCGTTCACCGTGTCCGCATTTGGCATGTCCTCATCCCGGCACACGCTGCGCAGGCTGCGGCCGTCTGCCACACGTCGGCAGATTTCAACGGCTAGCTCAGGCGTGAACTTCGAGGGGCGTGCCATAGGCTCCAGGAT